CTCAGCCGGAATATCAAGAGCGGGCAAAAGAGAACATTCCTGTTCAGCGGTCTGATTAAGTGTGCGGAGTGTGGCTATACATATTCCGCCCAAGCAAAGAAGAGTGGAAAGAAAGACTGGCTGTATTACAGATGCCCGAAGAAATACAACGAGGTCGTCAAGAAATGCACGAATAAGAAAATAATCAACGAGTCCACCTTCGAGCGCAGACTGATCGGGATGCTGCCGAGCATGGTTGTTGAACAAGTGGAAATACATGAAGAGAAGCAGAAGCCAGTCATCAGCTACGAGAAGCAGAAGGCCGCACTGGAGAAGAAGATAGAGCGGTTGAAGGTGTTATTTGTCAATGAAGAGATTTCTTTGGAGGAGTATCGTGTAGATAAAGCTACACTTATGAAGCAGATTGAAGAGCTTGCCCCTGTAGAGCCCTCAGAGCCTCCACAAGCGATTTTATCGTTGCAGGGCATGGACGTTAAGGCTATTTATGAAATGCTCACAAAAGAGGAAAAGAGACGATTCTGGCGTGGCATCATCAAAGAGATGCGTGTTGACCGTGATGGCAATATTTTTTATGAGTTTCTTTGAGGTCTAATGAAAAAAGACAAGTCGATGTTTTTCGTTAAACTACAATAAAAAAGCCCCCGATGGATTTCTCCATCGGGGATTACTTTTACTGCCTGTTCAGCCATCTCTGGAACGCCTTGCAGGTTAATTCGCCAAGTATGCCGTCCGTGTCCAACTTGGCATTCATCTGCCTGTTGAGGAACTTCTGCAACGCTTCCACAGTGTCATGCCCTGCGATGCCGTCCACATCATCGCCCTTAAGTCCGCACTTCTTCTGGATGGCACGGATGAGGTCTGAGCCGTCTGTGGTGTAATACACGAACTCCCACGATGAGCGCAGACATGCAGGAAGGAAGCCACGGCAGTCAACGTCCTGATCGCTGACTTCGCCGTCCTGATATGTGCCGAACACCTTCTGCGCCTTGTAGGTTGTATCACAGCCCCAAAGACCGTCAACGTCAATGTCGCCGTTCACATTGTCGGATGGCGTGATAGCTGTATTGCCAGTGCCGAGCTTCTTGTTGACCTCGTTGGCAAGCGTGCCGAGTCTACTGTAGCACCAGTCACCGGGACACGCCTTGTAATCATACCACCTGTGAGCCGTCAGCAGGGCTTCACCGTCCTTCGGAATGTAATTCCATGTCGCATCCGCAGACCCTAACCACAGCAGCTTCTTGATGCCGTTGCGCTTGCAGATGTCAGCGCAAAGCAGGATGAGCTTGTTCCATACGGCTGTATTGAAAGCATACGGATGATATGCGTCCGATGCGCACTCGATCGTGACGGCACGCTGGTCATTATATCCGCTGGATGTACACCAGCTTCGATTCTTCTCATCTACCACCAGCACAACTCTGCCGTCTCTGCCGATGCCATAATTGCATGATGCATCACGTCCAGCAGGGAAGCATGAGCCGATGCCTTCGGCGGTTAGCTGACCGACAACACAGTGAGGCGTAATGTAGTCAATCTTGTGTGTGCGCTGCCCTGAGTGGTTAGGGCTTCTCATCGTAACATCAACAAGTCCGCTGTTAGTGTACGCCATGCTTTGCCTCCTCTGTTAAATTCGTATCATCTGGTAATTCCGCAGTCATATCATCCAGGAACTTAAGCAGCCACTCCCGAATCCGGCGCGGAATAGGAAGACCACACATAAGCATGTTCTTGAGAATTGAGACTGCTTCATAGACAATAAATAAAAGGCAGAAAAGCTCGCACATTCCTACCTTCTCCAGGCCAATGACCTTCAAATATTGTTCGTCTATAAAACCGACCAGATTTATGTGAATAATCAAATCCGCCAGCATCAGCACTCCTGCGGACACCAGCATCATCACCTTCCGGATCGCACCGTCGATTCCGACGGAGCTGTTGAATTTGTGATACTTGATTGCTCGTCCAACTCCAAGAATAGTATCAAGTACAACTGCAAGGAGCAGGAGCTTGATTAACGAGTTACTCCCCAGCATAGTAATAAAATCGTTCATAATCATTCAGATCATTCCTTTCTATGTCCAGTAGCCAAGAGCAACGCCTTTTTCATAAAACGCAAGCATCTGTGTATTTGCGCCGTATGCGTTTGGATGTGTTAAATCATCTGTGCCGTTTCCGTGAAGTAAAGAAGATGGCCATTTGCCAGCAGTCATGCGTTCAGTATCTTCCGTTGTTGCTGTAAGGTTGTTCTGTGTCAAACCGTTTGCGATTCCGTATGTTCTAAGGTTCAGCCAATGTAAGCCAAAGGCAGTTGCGGCAAGCTCTTCATAATCCTGAACGATTGCCAGATAATCTGCATCCTCAATAAACTTACCTGCTGACGGACCACATACAATGTACATTGTGCCACCCTTTGCTGTGAAATGGTCAATCATGTATTGCACTTGCTGTAATAAATCTTCCGCATAAGGTGTGCCAGTGCTGTATGAGGTGTCTCCTGCGAGATTATTCCATCCACTGTTAATTCCTAAATCAATCAGCATGATGGCGTTGGAATTATTTAACGTGTCATCTGCATCTGAATAGAAATATGTATTTGCGGGCACTGTGACCGCTGTTCCATCTTCAATTCTTGTGAATGTATAACCACCATTGACCCTCGTTATAGTTCCACTTATGCCTGCGATTGTACATGGGCTAAATGAATTGTATGGTCTGAATTGACCCCCACCAGTATGTCCAGTGGTGTATCTTTCAAAAACCCTTCCGTCTTTTGTGCCAACAGTACCAGATGGAATCAGCACAGAACCAGTTGCAGGAATTGTGAATGATTCAAGAATAACTGGTGTATTGCCGCCCTGCCGTGCGGATGTTGACGTTGTCCATTCTCCACTGACGGCTTCGTTTTTTAATCCAAAATTATTCGCACCAAGTTTAGTGATAAGCCTATCTGGCCAAGGCGTCCACGATGTTCCTGCTGAAGTGGTGGAATCCCCCCACGTGACTATTGTAGGCACAGACGATCCAGAAAAATCTGTCAACGTTATGTTTCCGCTAGTGACAAATGTCTGCAAAAACGTGTAAGTATCAGTATTTGCGTGCGCTCGTACAGTTGCACCAGAATTATTGTTGGTAAACATTGAGCTAGAATTACTGCTCGTTAAGCCATCTGCATACACATCCACAGCTTCAAGCGCACCGACTGTATTTGACGCAAATCTAAATGCGCTGGGTGCTTGGGTGACATTTGCGCCAACAATAGCTTTCTTTAATGAGGTGCACCCGTAAAAGACGGAGTTCATGTTACAAGCATTTTCATACTCAACGGGCATTCCAAATATTTTTTCAAGCGCAGTACATCCCCAGAACGCTTGCGCCCATGTTGTGATTTTTGTAAATGCAGACAAGTCTGGTAAATATCTCAACTTGGTGTTTGGTGTCGATGCACAATACACCATTTTTTCGATACTCGTGATATTGGTGTTTAGCTCCATGCCATCCCACCATTCAAAGTTGTAATCGCCATTAAATTCGTTTTTGAAAGTCGTGAAATCGGAAACTCTGTATTTCAAACCAATCAGCGATGTCATGCCAGAGAAATTATTATCAGTATTGGCATGTTTAACGGATGAGTCAATCTCAAGGTATTGTATTTCAGTGTTGCCTCTAAAGCACGCATTGTTGAATTGCACTTCTTTCCCCGCGTGTTCAGTGCCGTCCAAAAGCGTAGAAGGTACCTTTAAGTTTGTTGCTGACCCGTTGTATTTTGTAAGAAGAATATACGAGTAGACAGTAAAAGTGAAGTCTTCCAGTGTCGCAACTGTTTGACCTTCTGGGATGGTCATGTTGACCACATCAGAATATTCGATACCTTTAACCGATACGGGGACTGAATAATCAGTCATTAACGGGTCGCTGTTCCGCACGGTAATACTTGTATAAACCGTTCCGTCAACATCTCCACCTGTTACCGTCACATACTGATATGTGTCATAATTTGACGGTGTAAATGTAAGACTTGTTTCAGATGCCGTTACATTTTCGGACGGAATGATTGAGACGGTCTGCTCCTGCGTTGGTACGCCTTCTAACTTAACTCCAAATTGTGACGTCATTCCGCTCTTCACCGTAAGCGAATCTGTGGAGAGAACGACAGACGGGTAGTACACCGCAGTTACTGTAATCGTGATGTCGCCTGTAACGTTTGGAATGGATATCTCATTCTCTGATACGCTAGTCGAAGTGATGTTCACTCCACCCATTGTTACGGTGATGTCGTCCACTTGATAATCAGAATCGGAGCTTGAAATAACGGATGTATAAGCACTTCCTTCCGAAATCTTCGTTGCTGTATTACTCGAAACAATCCCTGTTGCAAGATTGTATGTGATGGAATATCTTGTTGCGCCACCGCCAACATCGACTCCCTCCCCTTGCTTCACACCGTTGACATACAAATATAGAAGTCCATCTTCTTCATCAATGCCGAGCGTCATGCTGTCGATTGTGGCGTTGATTCGTGCCTCAAGATTCTGCATGGTCTCCTGCGTTCCGTCTGTCGTGCCATCTGCGTGAGGGGTCTTTTCGACTGCAAGGATAAAGTTGGCTGTGCCGACATTACCTGACCCTTGCTTTTCAATGCGGATTTCCGCAGGGATAAGACCGCTTTCCTGTGTCATGGCTAAAGTTGTATTCAGTGTGACTGCTCCGCCCGATATGGTCAGCGCAGTTTCGCTAAAACCCAATCCGCTCGGTTTCGTGCCAACAACTGTTATCGTTGCGCTTGAGTCAATCGTTGCGGCTTGTGTGCCGTCTAAAATATTAAATACAATCGGTCTTCCATGGTCGTATTGACTAACCCTTACCACAGCAGGAGCGGAAAGACCTGGAACTAAATTTACTGTAACAACTTGATTGTTCATTTGCTTCTAATCTCCTTCTGCATAGCCCAGATCGTGTCAGCAAGTGTTTTCTTCATCGTGTTGATTTCGATGGAATCATATCTGTCGAGCAGCACGTTGTAGACCGTCTTGACTACCTTTGCTTCAAGCTCCAAATTGAGCGGTGGATACACAATGGTCACAGTGTCGCACAAGCCAACCCGTTCAAAGTCTGCATACTCTTTGTATTCCTCCGTCTGCCACAGCGGAACAAAGTCTGCCTTAACGGATACTGTCGGAGCAAGCGCATTATGTTTCACATAAGACCTTGCATATGTATTAAGCGTAGACTGTGACGGCTGACTTTGATATTCGCTTGTTGCGTCCACGGCAACCGTTCGCTGAAATGCGAATGTATTTGTTCCCACGCTCTGCACAGTGCTCTCCACATATGCGCTCTCCTGTTTCCAAAAAGCCACAACGGAAGTATATGTGTCTGAAACATCCGTATCCCAGTCAAGCCCGGTGAGGTTCTTGCCGTAAGTGATACGGACACCGTTGTCTTTGCCACGAGCTTTCCACAGATGCACGTCCCATCTGTCCCACTCGTACTCTCCGCCGTATGTGTCAAGAACGCTCCCCTCCATTCCACCAAGATATGTTCGAAACGGAGTAGCTTGCGTTGTACCGATATATACAGGTGTGCTTTCCGCTGTGCCTATATCGGAATAGAAGTCAAATGGACAGGAAGCACTTATTAAAGCATCACGCTTCATCTGGTACATTGCTTGCTCAGCATATCGGGTATACTTTGTCGCTTTTGTTAAAATGATCCAGTTTAATTGATACGAAACATGAACCGCCCCGATCGTGACCACTCCGCCCATGTCTCCGCTGATGGTCTCAATTCGGAATGGCTGTGGCTGTACATCGCTCTCATGCGCCTGTGCGAGGATGATGCGGTCAACCTTCAGTTCATCAAAGAAGATGCCGTTTACTGGGTACTCCATCTCCAAGGTGTACTGACCATTTCTCTCCTCTGTCACCAAGCAGGAAACAGCTTCGGGAAGTGGGCAGATGCCCGAAGTGGTGAACGCTGTTTCTGTCGATTCATATAGTCTTGGAATCATATCGTGTACCACCTCGGATATATAGCCTTATACATATCGCCGTTGGCTAAAAGCTCATAAGGTTGAGTATTACTGATGGAATATGAGCTTCCCCATACTTCATCTGTCGGATAACTGATTCTTGTAATTGTATCTTCCAGCGCAGGGAATGTCAGATTCGTCCACTGACCCGTTGCAGAATCAATCATTTCAATTGCTGTATACGGATAATATTTATATCCTGACTCCGTTGTGCTGTCTTTTTCACGGCAATAGACATACTGATTATCGCAATCAATAAATACCTGTGAGCCATGATGCATCTCCGATTCTGTTTTATACTCGACAGTCAGCTTATACTTTTCAACGAAATCGCCCTGTTCGTTTTCAAACGAAAAAGCGATACCGGGGAAGAACATCGCAAATGTATCAGGATTCGGGCATTTGGATATAATCATTGGTTTCGTAGTGAAGCCAGTCGGGTTGATAAGGTCAACAGAGTCTGCGAAAATGCCATGGACTGGATTTCCATCATCATCCGTGAAGTCTATGGAAATATCCCATCCGTTCAAAGAATCATCCGATTGTGTGATGAACTGAACTGTCATCCATTCCGCCGACATGTATCCAGTTCTGTTTGCAATCGTAACTGTATCTGTTACGTTATAAGTCGATGTCTGAAGCCTTGTTACAGGGTCTTCATATACTCCAGAGTTTTGGCTGTTCCAATATGTTACATAGACAGTCATATCCTGCGCAGATGCGTCTATTTTCTGCAGATGAATGCTATGCCCTGTTCCGCCTTTGATGCCTATGTTTGCACTTGACTTGCCATAATAAACCGTGTCGGAATAAGCATTCGTAGAGCAATCTGCCCAGTTCATAAGCACAATCGGCTCTTCCCCACTCTTCAGGAATCGCTGCGGCTTGCAGTTGAATGTGATGTCGAATTTGCCCCGTCCGTCCCAGTTCTTGATGGTCGGTTGGATGCTGTCCGCAAATGTCGCTAGCCTGTACTCATCGGGAAGCCATGACAACTCCAGCCGCTGATATCCCTTTTGCCTGTTCAGGAAGCTCTTGAAGTTGCTGAAATTCTCCGCAAAGTTGTTCGGAATGAAGCAGTCCTTGAAGGTAAGCTCCACGTTCTCGAATGACCCGTCTTCGATGATGAGGTCGCCATTCCTTCCCGGTACACTTATCCGCTCGACCCTCTTTGCAGGAGT